CGTTCATGGCGGGGCAGGTGGTGGCCGACCTCCGATGGGCCATGACCGGCTCATGGGCGGACAAGTTCAAGTGGGCACCTGCCGGCCCGGGGTCGATGCGGGGACTCAACCGGCTCCTCGGACAGCCCCTCAAGTACCAATGGAAGCAGTCCGACTTCCTGCGGGGACTGAGACAGACGGTTGAAACCCTCGTCTCCCTTCTCCCAGGAGAACTGACGGGGCCGTTGGAGATGATGGACTACCAGAACTGCCTGTGTGAGTGGGACAAGTACGAACGGGCACTGTGGGGCGAAGGCAAGCCCAAGCAACTCTATCACCGGAGCAGAACATGACGCCGATGGAGATGGTAGTGGACCAGGTGATGAGCACCGTCCGACGGGTGTCGAGGAGAGCGCAGAGCCTCTGTAACGTCGAGTCGATCAACGAGGAGCAGCGGACGGCGGTGGTAGCCGTGAAGGGGAAGCAAGGCCGGGTACTCGCCCGACTGCTGTGCGTCCTCGAAGATAACGTCAAGACGAGGCTGGACGCCAACCGGAACGCGACGTGGCGGTGCGTCGGCAGCCCCAGCTTCTACGATGTGAAGGCGGTGATCGTGTTCTACTCGCCCGCGGAGGAGCCGGGGGGCAAGTGGGAGGGTTCCGCCGGCAACGAACACAAGGACGACTACCGGCGGATGTGCTTGATTGAAGACGTCGAGCCGCACGGTAGCATCGCGGGACTCTACCGGGAGATTCCGGGTAAGATGACGGAGGAGGCGATGACCCGGGTACTGTTCGGAGTCGAGTGATGATCATCCAAGTGCGGGGGACTTCGGGGAGCGGGAAGTCAACGGTGATGCGGTCGGTGATGGCCTCGATGGGCGATTGGCAGGGGGTGACGGCGGAGGGCCGGAAGCAACCGCTGTACTATTACTCCTGCTCGGAATGGCCGCCCACGGTCGTATTGGGCCACTACGAAAGCCCGTGCGGGGGCTGCGACACCATCGGCTCCGCCCGCGCAGTGTACGAACTGATTATGGAGCACATCAAGGCGGAGCCGACGCGACACATCTTGTGCGAAGGGCTGCTGTTGAGCGAGGACTCGAAATGGAGCCTGACGATGCCCGACCTGTGGGTGGTGTTCCTGACGACGGGGCTGGAGTCGTGCCTGACCCGGATCAAGGGCCGTCGGGAGGCGGCGGGCAACGACAAGCCGCTCAACCCGGACAACACGGCGAACCGGGTGGCGGTGATCGAGAGGGCTCGACTGAAGCTGACGGCGAACGGGGTGAAGTGCCGCCGAGCGTCCTCGGAGCAAGCACCGGGGGTGATCCTCGATTGGCTCCGGTCGGCTGGCTCAACTGGGGCACCGGCGGGTTGATTACGTTCAAACTCATGCGCATCATCACACCGGTGCTGTACCACGTGAACGGGATCGGGCGGGTGTGGATAGTAGTTGACTCGAAGTACGACGAGATATGGGCCAGGCGTTACGAACACTAACCGAGGGGACTCGATGCAGAGCGAACAGGACTGGCTGACCCGCGAGGACGCCAACGACGAGAGCGGGGCTGCCGAAAGGTATCGCTACTTCATGCGTCCCGAGCCCCGCGAGGGGTTGGGGCCGATCACGGAGATTGACGACGAGTTCCTGGGCAAGAGGGCCAAGGTGCGGGCGATGCGGGTGGGGATGACGCGGAACGCCTCCGACGAGAACAAGATTGACGTCCAAGTCTATCTGCACCCGTTCCCCCACATCCGCATCGACAACGCCAAGCCGCTCCAGGGCTGGTACCAGTCGATGGTGAACGAGTCGAAGCAGTCCCGCCCCCGGCCGTGCTTCACTGAGGCGGTGCTGACCGAGCCATACGGCGGATACTGTGCGGTGGGCTGCGCCTTCTGCTACATCAACAGCGGCATGCGGGGCTACCGGGGCACCGGGCTCATCTCCGTCCCGATGGGCTACGGCGAGCAGGTGCGCAAGCAGCTGACGAGAGTTCGCCGTGCCGCCGCCGGGTACTTCTCCAGCTTCACCGACCCGTTCACCCCGCTGGAGGCCCACTACCACAACACCGAGGAGGCGGCCAAGGCGTTCGTGGACGTGGGGCTGCCGGTGTTCTTCCTCTCCAGGCTGCCGTACCCGGAATGGGCGGTGGACATGCTGACGAAGAACCCCCACAGCTACGCCCAGAAGTCGATCAACACCTGCGACCCCGACGACTGGCGCAAGCTCTCCCCCGGGGCGATGCCGCTCGAACAGCACTTGGAAGAGATCACGATGCTGAAGCGGCGGGGCATCTACGTCTCCATCCAGTGTAACCCTATCGTCCCCGGGGTGACGAGCAACGAACAGGTCGTGAAGCTGTTCAAGATGCTGAGGGACGCCGGGGCCGACCACGTCATCGTCAAGTTCGTGGAGGCTGCCTACAGTTGGGCACCGGCCATGGTGGAGCGGATGAAGAAGCGTTTCGGGGAGCGGGGCGACGAGTTCGAGAAGCTCTTCACGCAGAACATCGGCTCGGAGCGGACGATTGACGAGGCGTACCGGATGAAGTCCCATAAGCTGTTCCGCTCGACGGCCACCCGGCTCGGTCTGACCTACGCCACGTGCTATGAGTACAAGTACGAACGGGACGCGGGCGGCCAGGTCATCAGCAAGACGGGGGTGAGCGTCGGGCGGGAGTTCACCACCGCCGACCAGTGCCACGGCCATCAGGTTCCGGTGTACTCGCGGGAGGCGGAGGCGGAGCAGTTCAAGCCGGTGGAGGAGTGCCCGCCGTCGGGGTGTCTGTACTGTGCGTCGGAAAACGAGGGCCAGCCCCGGTGCGGCGACGAGCTTGCGGGTCAGGCCAAGGCGGTGAAGTACGCCGACATGAAGGTACCCATCGGGGGGAGGCCGGTGCCCGACCCCTCGGTGATCCAGCTGGGCCTACTCAACCGGGAGTGATCGAGATGGTAGGAGTCTACTACTTACGCAACAAGCTCAACGGTAAGGTGTACATCGGAAGCGGGTCGTCATCAATCGGCTCCCGCCGAGCGGATCACCTGTACTTGTTGCGTAAAGGTAGGCATCATAGTCCTCACCTTCAAGCCGCTTACAACCTGTACGGAGAATCGGCTTTCGAGTTCGGCTTGGTAGAGGAATGCCCGCCCGATAAGTGCTTGGAGCGAGAACAGTACTGGATGGACTTCTACCACGCCTACAACCCAGAGTTCGGCTATAACGCCCGCCCAGAGGCGAACAGCAACCGAGGTTTGAAAATGCCCTCGGTTGCGGCTGCCAACCGTCGGAGAGTTTTCAACGACGACATGCGTAGCCGGTTAGCAGCCGCAGCCTCTTTCAAGCGCAGCGAAGAAACCAAGGGGAAGATATCTGAGGCTAAACTGCAGTTCTGGCCCGACCCTCAACGGAGAGCAGAGGCATCAGCCCGCACCCGAGCCCAATGGGAGAAGCGACGTATGATGAAGCAAACCGACGAACCGATGAGCGTTTATGAGTTTGGGCAGAAACTACTGGAAACCCAAGACTTAGATCCAGTCTACGTAGTCCTATGGAGGGCTATGCAACTTGGGTATTTAGACCAAACCAAGCTCAGGAGATGGTCGTTAGCTTATTGGGCGTTCTACCACGTGGGGACCGCCTCGTGGGCCTCCGACCCCGACGACGCTGAGGCACGCTTCTGGGAGAGGATGATGGCCGCCGCGAAGTCCAAGGAGTGGCCCCGCTCGGCGGAGCGGCGGCACTTCCGGGGGGACAACGCGGTCAAGTCGGTGACGTACCTCGCGAGCATGGGGGTGGACTGGCTGTTCGGTGCCTTACCTTCTCCCAGTGAGCCGACGCCGGTGGCGGTGGTGATGAGGGCGGTGCAGCAGTGGGTCGGCTTCGGCCCCTGGATAGCGTTCAAGGTCGCGGACATGTTGGAACGCCTCGACATCTGCCCGGTGGTGTTCGACAACGGGGCGATGTTTCTGTTCGACTCGCCGCGAGAGGGGGCGAAGCTCCTCTGGGATGAGGAGGGGCAGCCGCACGCGGGCTTCGGCTCGGCGGTCGGGGAGTGGGCGGTGAACCGGATTCTAACCCACCTAGCGTCACGCCTACGGGGCGAACGGCTCCCGGACGGAACCGGCCTCCATCTCGCCCCTCCGAGGCACGAGCGGGCACTCAACGCTCAAGAGGCAGAGACGGTACTATGTAAGTGGAAGTCGTACCGGGGCGGGCACTACCACGTGGGGGAGGACGTGGCCGCCGTTCGCCGAGGGTTGCTACGG